ACCAAGAAAAAACATCCCCTAAATGCGAGTCATTCTCATTTGTAAATCATTCTCATATGCGAGGGATTCTCATATAGATATCTACTAAATTAGCATTGGCTACATTAGGACTATCTAAATTAGCATTGGCTACATTAGGATTCGCTAATATATCCTTAGGATTGTAGCACGTTACTCCCCCGATATAGTTAACATCTTAAGTATCGTTAGTTAACATCTTAAGTATTCTTGGAGAATCCTCGGCACCCTCCTGGTCTCTTTCGAGGGGGTACGGGGGACTTCGCTAGCATCCACGGGGGGAAACACCCTTCAGATTTTTTAGATATTTTTTTGATTCCTGAAGAACTCAGGGAGGTAGGACAATAAGATAATTACAACAAGGATAGTTGCTTAAAGAACTCGCTAGGAGTCATGTAGAAGTACCACATAACACCACAGACATCAAACACAGCTTCAACATGAAACCTAGCGTTAATATGGGGTAAGAATAACAACAAAGAATAGTTGTTAGAGAGTGTTACAATTATTATTATAATAAGGAGGTGTTCCAAGCCTCCTAACGATACCTAAGGTAGCTAGGTAATCTTTTTGAAATCTATAGGGGACTCTAAAGGGACTCGTTTGGATTACACTCCGTAGACACCAAACATAGCTTTAAGATACTATAGATATATATAGATATCCCTCGGGGCCTCCGGCCTAAAATGTCGGGTTCTATCGAAGTACAAAAAGTGATCAATTTGAGAAGGCTCTCAAGCGTCCCAAAGACACCTTATTTTTGTTATTTTTACCTAGTTGATTTGACCTAAATACATTAGCTCGTCTCTTAAGTTCGTCCTCTATTTGTTTTTTGTTATAGAGGTTAAGTGCATCGTCACTATTTTGTTTCAGAATACCGTAGTCATTCCAATATTGGATACCCAAAGCCAAGACATCAAGCCTATCGTCATGAACAATAGCTCCTCGTTCCTGAGTAATGTGTGTCATCTGGTACATCAAAGAATAGTAGATGTTCTTAGGCTCACTCAGACCAAACTGGATATCTCTCTGGATAGCAGAATAATCCATAACAAGTCGATGCTGGTTCATTAGAGGTTCAAGAGTATCGATAATTCGTTTCTCTTTTTGGATGTTATTCCTTACTTCCTCTATCGCACACGGATAGATAGCATTAAGAACAGGTGATAATAGTGAACTAAACATACCATCACCAAAGTTACTCTCTACAACTATCTTGTTTACTTTATGTTTCTGAGCTATCTCAGCAAGTTTAACAAGGTTAGCTTGATCGTAACCACCCTTCATACCACCAAAGTCAGGAACAAATACTCGTCCTAATAGATGATTGACTACACACCAACCCATCTCATCGGCACCACGACCACTAGGGTCAATAGCCAGTATACTACCCTCGTATTGGCCGAAAGCTTCCTGTACACTTGGACGCTGTAAGGTGTCACCAGTAAAGCCTAAGTTAGCTAACTCATTGATTGTATGCTGGGTTTGAGATGACCACACCACTCTTGTTGGTGCTTGTAGTTCATCCATATCCGTAACAATCAAATCTCTAGTCTTCAGAGGGTACTTTTCAGCATCGCTAAGTGTAGTATCCAGCATGAACTGGAGTTTAAAGCCAGAGCGTCCATAAGACAGCTCACGGTGGTACAAATCCTCATCAGAGAATCGGTTGTCAGTTGTCTTACCAACAAGGTCTGGGTTCTTCGCTATGTCTTCAACCAGATACTCAGCCAAACAGCCATTGTAGCTACTAATATCATCAGGATATCTTGCTGGATAGATTCGGGTAACATATCCTTTGTCCCTTAATCGGTTGTAAATTGACTCTGAACTCTGAGGTGTACCTAGTACCAGTATCTGAGCATTGTCAGATGTCTGTAGGATAGCCTCATATTCAGCTACTTGTTGTAGCAAATCTTGTCTACGTTTCTCAGTAGCACTGTTTTGTTGACCCTCTACGTCATCAGATATCAATAGACTAGCTCGGTTACCCTGAAGCTGACTGGTAATACCTAGTGATTTAACAGAAGGCTGTACAGATACCTCTGCACCATTAACATCAAACGCAATAACAGAGCTTCGCTGGTCGCTACGTGGAATCAAATGTTCCAGAATAGGCATAGTATCAATCAGTTTCCTGATGAATATAGCGATGTTGTCTGAGTGTGCTCCTGACTGTGATACAATTAGTATTTTTTCGTTAGGATCACGTAACAAACGCCATGCTACAAAGGCACCTGTGATCCATGTCTTACCGATACCTCGGAGTGCTTCAAGCTGTGATCGCTTATGGCCTTCCTGTAGGTAGTCAGCAATGTAGTATTGCATACGTGTTGGGGCTGGTAGCCTTAGATGATCCCAAGTAATCTTTAGGAAGTATTTAAAGTCTGTTATAGCCCGTTGTACTTCATGTTGTTCCATATGTCTCCAGAAGCTCCTGAGAGCCTCCCTGAGAGCTTTTCTAAGGCTACCCTATACGATGGCATAGGTAACTCTTAAAACGTCTCAGAGAGGCTCCTGAGAGCCTTTATTAGTGTGCTGATTTTAGCATATCTTCTACGCTGAATGAATCGCTCTTAGCTTCTTGTGCAATACGCTTGATAGAGTCAGTGATTGACATCATTGATTCTGATTCCAGCATATCAACAGTAACATCGTTGTCCTTAAGAAACTTAATAGCTAGTGCTAGTGTCTTAGGGTCATCGAGGTTATTAGCTAGTTCACGAGCAACCATAGCATGAAGGTCATTAAGATCATCTAATGATGCTTTCTTAGCCATGTTAATCTCCGTTAAACAATTTAACATTTTCAATAGTGTTGAATACGTCAGACAGACCAGTTCCTACGTCTGCTGTATACCCGTAACCAAAGAAGTTTGCTCGTAGTTTACCTTGCAGAGCTAGGTCGTAGAACGATTGAGGAGCACCGCCAAGACGGAATGGGTAGTCATGTGTCAATGCCTCGCCTGTTAGCATACCTGATAATAGATCAGCCGCAGTTGGTAGTGATGAAGTGACTGAGTTGTGCATCAGAGCATCGTACATCAGCTTGTTAATACCGTCTTCGCTATCATTGTAAAGTCTACGCTCTGGTTCTTTCATAGCATCACGCATAGAAAGGATAGCAGACCACATAGCAATGTTGCCTACAAGACCAGTCAGCTGTTTAACGTCAGCTTCTTGTACACCACGAAGTAACAAACGCTCGTAGGACTCCACAGGGAATCGCATAAACTTCATAAGCAAACGAGGAACAACCTGACCAGCGTTCATGTTAGTCATAAATAATGGTAGTGTAGCCCCATTAGGGTGTAGGATAGTACGTTCTACATTATTAATAACAGATGCTTGAATGTCTTGATCCAGTTTCCCCCATGTAGCACGGTCAGTATTTCCGATAGTACCATCGTCAGCTACTTTTAAAGTTTTGCGAATGCGAGAAAGCTCGTCTACAGACCAACCAATGTCTTCTAAGCGTTTAATATCAGCAGGGCTAATGTTTTTAGCTACACTCATACGAGCTAGGAAGTCAACAGTCAAAGATGCCGCAGACATACGCAACATATCAGTAACAGGCAGTAGACCTCCGTATACAGCACCACGATGTACTGCACTGTCTAGCCACTCTTGGAAACGTCCTACAGAGTCATGTCCTGTTTCTACATCATTACGAATAGCACTACGAGAGAAGTGAGCATCACTATAGCTAACCATCATCTCAATAGTATTTCTTTCGCTTGGTGTTCCGTTTTTGTAGATAGAAGCAATTTCACTTGGTTTGCCTGAGAGAGACGTTATTGCTCGTGACCATCCAAAGTCTTTAGCTAGTGCAGATATCTCAGTAGCAGACGTTAGACCAAAGCCCATAATACTTGTCAACGAACTCAGTGAACTGAGGGCTTTTAGTGTACGAGTAACAGGTTCATAGGGAAACTCAGAAATCTCACGAGTACCATGAATTGTTTCTACGATAGCACGGAAGCGGTTGACTTCAGCG